CTTGGCACTATGAAATCTCAGAGAGACGCAGAAGAAAAACGTATTACAGATTTCAGAAACCAATTATTAGGAGACTTGTCACTAGGAAGCACAGGACTAAATCAACTAGGCATTGCAGACGAAAGAGGAATGAACCAGTTAGAAAGAGAGCTTGCACAACTTGAAGCAAGAAAAACTGGATTTAGTTCATCTATCTTAGACCAAATGCTACCAGGTGGTTTTGGAACTTTTGATGCTCAAAAAGGAGTTTTAACAACAGGTCTTCAAGATTTAAGAGACAAAAGACAAGCAGAGCTTGATAGAATATCTGACTTTGAATCAGGTATACTTACTAATGTAGATGACTATTCAACTCGTTTAGGCGAAATGGGCATAGCAGACGCTGACAAGATACAGGCACTGCGAGACGAAATAGCAGACTTACAAAAAAGCTCTGGTAGATTTTCTAGTGAATTAGGCTTCGACTTTGGCGATGAGCTTGCAGAACTTAGTGGCGTATCAAGAGATGTAAACAGGCTATCTGATAAACGAGATGCTGAGTTACAAAGAATATCGGACTTTGAAACAAACCTTCTTGATACAGCAAGAGGTATCGAATCAGCAGCAGAAACTGGTAGCATTTACAACGCAAACAATCTTAATGCGATTGAAGACGCCATAAGAGATTTAAAAGCAGACAGGGCAGGGTTTACTTCTGAGCTTGATTTTGATTTTGGTAATGTAGATGACCCACTAACCCAAGGCGAAACTGCATTGGCAAACTTACAAGCAGAAAGAAAGACGGCACTAGACGACATACTGTCTAATGTAGAAGGTTTCGGACCTGCGTTAGAAGGTCTTGAACTGTCAGACGAAGCAGGCATTAGAGACGTACAGTCAAACCTAAGAGAACAAAGAGGTGCTTTATCAGAGTTTACAGGTGGTAGAGTAGACGACATCAAAGCACAAATTGCTTTAGGTCTTACAAGTGTTGACGAAAAACTTACAGAGCTAAGTGACAAAAGAAATGAAATAGAAACTCAAGCACAGGCTCTAAGAGATAAAATACTTAACGCTCAGTATTATGGCACAGCAGATTTAGCAGACCCTAATGCAGAGCTAACAGCCATGCAAGACCAAGTAGACTTATTTAATGCACAGCAAGCGTTAGATGAAATAGATGCAATTAGCAAAGAATTAAATTCTCAGCAATACAGACTAGAACAAGATGAAAGAAACGTGGAGCTTAGAAAACAAAAGGAGAGAGATGACATATTATCCATGATGGAAGGTGGTGTAGCGCAATTCCCAGAATTTGCATTACAAGACCCAGTTGCTTTACAGACTTATTTAGCAATGTTAAATGATGAAGATGAGTTTACAAATACTGGAGTACCTGCATCATCAGCGTTTAGTCAAAATATTATAAGGGCATAAATTATGGCAAGCTTCGGTTTACAGCTATTAGGCATGGGAATGTCAGGCATCGGAATGATGCAGGCAAACAAACGTGCCAAAGAAGCAAGACAACTTCAAGAATACATGTTCCGAGAACAGATGGGATTACAAAGAGCCAACCTTGGGTTGGCTCAAGATGCATTCCGTCAAAGCATGGAAGAGAACCAATACTTACGACAGATAGAACAACTTAACAGACTTATGGCTCAAGAGGAACGACAGTTCCAATTAGACGAGCTAGAGAAAAACAAACAAATACTTCTTGAAGAAAGACGAGAAGCGATAGAAAGACAGATAAAAGAAGACAAAGAAGCAGCCAAGCTTGCCGCTTTTAGAATGGAAAGACTTCTTAAAAATGAAGAGCTATCAGTACAAGAAAGAGAATTTGCAATACAACAGCTAAAAGAAGCACAGCGTATAGCACAGGGAGAAGCAGACGAAGACAAGAGAAGATTTTTAGAAGCGCAGGAACTAAGAAAAATAGAACGTGACTTCCAGATGCAGGAATACCAAGAAGCTAAAGCTTTGGCTGAAGGTGAAAAAGCAGAGCAAATGGCTTTCCGTGACAGAATAATGAACAACATAGATGGTCTAAGAACTGCTCTAAGCGAAACTGCGACTAAGCTTGGGGACATTCCAGAAATAGAAAGACTTACTCAAGGAGACATAAACGCAGAGACAGCTAGACGAACAAAGGAATATCAAAGCGACATAGACAGAGCAGCCGAAGCAGTTGCGTCTGTCAACGAAGCAAATTTAATTAGAGGTGGCATAGACGCAAGTTCTACAGCAACTGATGCTCGTGGCGAAATAGCAAGAAGAATTGCAGACGAATATCAAAGCGCAAGAATGAGAGCAGGAGATGATGCACTATCATACATAACTGGTCAGAACCAAGCACTCAACGCAAACCTAGATGCTATACTTGGCAGACGTGGTGCAATACTAGACGAGACTGCAAAAATAGGTGGCGTAGGTATTGACCAAATGATGCAGATGCAAAATCTTCCATCAAGTCTGGGCATTTATAATATGGCAAGCTCTCTACCTACTGGCGTCTACGATAGAAACACATTATCAGCAGGAAACTATCGTTCACCTGTAAATATGTCTTCTGCTATTTACTCAGGTCTATCACCTATTGCAAGCATGGCACAATACAGAAACATACCATCTTTATCGACAAACCAAGGGTTTAATGTTAAATCTGGAATATTTGCTCCAACACCAATAAGCACACCAAACGCAAGCACTTATATGGGCAATGCAAATAATATTGGTAGTAATTTATTAACCAGTGCAACAAGTGGTTATACAAACGCTATGACAAACTTAGCAAATGCAAGCTCTGGTTTTGGAACAGACTTGGCTGAAGTAGGAGCAGATGCTTCGTCAACACAGTATGGTAAAGAGTTTGATGAGTTTCTTTTTGGTAAACTTGGTCAAGCAAAAGATTATTTAAGTAATATATTTAGGTAGAAAGTATGGTAGATTTTAGCGCAATAGCAAGTGGTTTTCGTCAACAAAGAAAAGACGACAGAGCAACAAGAAAAGACATAGCAGATACTTTTGCACAGTTTAGGAAAGATAATCCTTATGCTACGTTAGACGAGCTAACAGATAGAATAAGTTCTTTAACTGGTGGAAGAAACTATCTCAGAGCAGGCTTGCCAGAAGTTAGTGTTTTAAATCAAATCGCAGACACTAACCTACAAAACAAGCAAAATAAAGAATACATGGATAACTTAAATAGAAGAAGCGAGACTAATGAATTAGTAGACAGCTACAAAACCAAAGCCATGGAATTTTTAAAATCATCAATAGAATCGTCAGGAACTTTATTAAGTCCTGAAACTATTAATGAACAATTACAAAGATTAAAAAATGATTTTGCAAAATCAAACAACATAAACATTGGCATGGATAATGACCCATTTGGTTTATATGCTTCACTAGATACTATATTTACTCCAGAGAATGCACAAAAGTTTCAATTAAATTTTCAAAATCAAGCAAGAGACCAAGTTCTTCCTATGCTTAAAAACGCTATACAAAAAGATGGCGTTATATCAAAAGACGAAATAGCTAATATACTTAGACTTACAAAAATAGACAAGACAACATTGGTAAACGAATTTATTCCTGCTGTAGAGCAGGAATACCAAGAAGAACAAGGCACAAAGTTTTTAAACATGACTTCAAGTATGCATGCTGAAATAGATAATTTTCTTGCAGGAGAAGAAATGGATTGGAGAGATGGTAAGTCAGGAGATTTAGAAGCTTTGACACTATCCCATATGAAAGAGTATTTAAAAAATCTAGCAGTACCAATTCCATCAGAAGCAATGCTTAAAAGAGTAATTAAAAGAAGAGTAAATAATATAATAACAAATTGGGAAGATAAAAAAGTAGCATTTCAACAGGAAGGAGAAGAAAAACTTCTAAATTATCAAAAAGAAATTGCAGCAAAAATTGAAGAACAATTAAATAATCCAAAAAGCAATCTTTATAAAGCTTATGAAGCAGGCGACACTGAAGAAGTAGAAAATCTTATAGCACAAGAAATTAAAACACTGACATTAAGTGGAAACAAAAACGTACCATCACCATTAGAAAGATATTTTGGTAAAGAAAATATGAAAAATGTTTTAGCAAATATTCAATCTAGCGTTAAATCAACAATGAACGTAACAGTTAAGGCAATTCAAGAAGACCAAAGAGATAACCTTAAAACAATAAACGAAAAAGCAATAGAAGCAAGTAAAAAAGCAGTTGCAAAACTTATAGAAGATACGAACAATAGCATTCTTATGACTTTTGGTAAGCCTGATAAACCAACACCAAACTCAAAGCTAGGCAATTTTGGTGTAACTGGCAATGTACCTACTGCCGTAATTAATTTAGCTAAAAAATATTATTTAGACCAAACATCGCAAGATATGATTATTAACGCATTGGAAGGATACCCTGATAATGAAGGCACAACCTCAACTGACATTTATCAGTATATAGAGAAAAATTTATCTGGCTTGCTTAGACCAATAGATGGAGTGACAAGCGCATTAGCACAAACAACTACAAGTAATCTTGGTGCTTTTGGTGATATAAAAACATTTACTGAATTTATTAACAAATACAACAAAGACTTTGAACCAATTCTATCTCAAATCCAAGACAACATAATTAACTTAGACTTGTCAGACCCACAAGGTGCAGACAAACTTAACCAATATAAGTTACAAATAAAAAGTGTCTTAGCAAGAGCAGAACAAGTAATGGAAAATGCAGAAAGAACTGAAGACACTTGGATATTAAATGCTCAACCTGACCAATGGAGAAGAGAAGACGCTAACAAAGCTTTTAAATCAATACAAGAAACATTAAACAAACTTGATGCAGAAGCGTCAGAAAAAATGGATAAATTAACGCCTCCAACAGTAGGAGGCACTGGTACTAATGATGACGAAGTACAATCATTAATAGAAAAAACCAAAGACCAAAATTTACAATATTCTCAAGATGATGCTAAAGCCGATATGAAAAAGTTGTTTGACCAAAGAGCAACGGACTTTTTTAATACTTTGATAAACGAAGGTCTAACGTCTCTTACTGGAAAATCAAAAAGTATTTACAGTTCAAGCATAGTAAATCATTTCCGTGGTGGTGGACCAGCATCAGCACTTGGAAATAAAAGAAGCGATATTAGTGTATCCACATTAGAAGACATAAATAACTTTTTAAGTGATGTAAGGAACGTAAGACTTATTGTTCAAGATAAGAGAAAAATGCAAGAATTTATAGATAACCCTAAAGAATTTTTAGAACAAGATATAGGAAGTTTAAAAGATATTTTAACGCAAAATTTTTAATTAACCCATAACGGATACTGGAGTACCAAATGGAAAAAAGTTACTTTGATGGCATTGACCTTAGTGCCGATTTAAAAGCACCTACTTTAGAGCAAGCAGATTATTCTCAATCTATTGACCCTAAAAAAATATTAGAAAATCCATCGTTTCTTAGAGATTTAAGAGACTATTACGAAGAACAAGAAGGAAGAGCAATACATTGGTCAGACGACCAACTGATTGATGCCTTTTATGCTGACTCAACTTGGAGAGAATTTAATACAGTTTCTGCCATAGGTGGTGCATTTGAACCTTGGGGAATGGGAAAAGAGTCCAGAGAACGTGCAAAAAGAATTGAGTCCGTCTGGAAACAACTACCTATGTTCTGGCAGGAAGGTGGGAGAGGAGCCGCTACTGCTCTCCCAGACATTCTAGGAGCAATGGCTTCAGACCCTCTTAACTTTGTACCAGTAGGAGCCGCATATAATGTAGCCAAAGCAGGGGTCATTGGAGGAAAGACATTACTTGGTGCAACTGCAAAAGGTGTTGGTTCTGCGGCTTTGGCAGAAGGTGGTATTTCTGGCGCACAAGAAGGTATAGTTAATCTATCAGGTCAGGTAAGAGACAAAGGACTTGGTCTGCGAGAGAATGTAAGTCTAGGTGAATTAGGAACAGCGACAGCCGCAGGAGCAGTCTTGGGTGGTGTAGCAGGTAGTGCTTTAGGTCTTCCTGCAGCTATATTTGGTGCAAGAAAAGGAAAACAAGTTGTAGATGGTTTACTTGCAAAAGGTCTTACAAGGGAAGAGATAGCACGTCTTGACCAAGAACAGCTTGTAAGTATTGCTGAAGCAGAAGGTTTAATAGCTCCTCCAGACGCAGCAGACGTACAGAGAGCAGCCAACGCTGCAGACGAAAAAGAAGTAGAAAAACCTACAATAGAAACTTTAATAGAAGAACAGCGTGAAATAGTAAGACGTCTCAAATCAGAAGGTGCAGATGCTGAAGAGATGGAAGACGTATTAGTTCTTCTTGAACAGATAAGTGTATTCAAAGAGAAAACACAGCCGAATTTAGAAAGACAAATAGATGTATTAGAAAGAAAAGGTGATGAAGCATCTTTAAACAAAGCAAGGAAAAAAAGAAAAGCATTAAATGATACTCTTTTGCGTATTTCTAATATTGAATCACAAGACTTATCTGAATTTGACGGAGACGCAAAAGCAGCTCTAAAGGCTATCATAGACAATCCATATGGCAAACCAGTTGTAGGAATTAAACCTGAAGAACCTAAACCTAAAGCGAAGGCAGCTGATGCAAATGTAGTAGATACAGACGTAGACGCACCAGATGCAGAAGCAGAAGTAGAAACTCCTGAAGATATAGACGCAGAAGTAGAAGCAATAAATAAAGCTGATGAAGAAAGACTGAAATTTTTTAATGGTAGCTTTGAAGACGCTTTACGACTTGAAGAAGCAGGTATAGACCCTGCTTCAATAACAGGAACAGGACCTAAAGGTAAGGTAACAAAAAAACAAGTAGACGAAATAATTGCAAGTAGACAAAAAACTGAGCAAACTGACCCTGATATTCAAAAAGAGTTCGATGAAGATTTTGATAGTTTTTTAACCATTAGTGGAAAATTTGAAACAGATGCTGAACTTGCCAAAGCAAGAGCAGAGTATGCTAGAGCATTTGAAAAGCTTCATAAATTAGACGAAGGCACAATTCAACAACGTGACGAATTGGCAAAAGCCCTAGCACCTGAGAAAGACTGGATTGCAGACAATCAATTAACTCCAGATGAAATAAAACAATTCAAAAAAATAAAAAGAAGAATACAGGCAGACATTTCTAAATCTCCAGAAGATTCAAATTTAAGGTTAGATGGAGTTTTAGATGCAAAAGCAAGAACTCAATTTTTAAATTTTAGAGCTAACAAACAAGGCAAAGCTAGAACTACTGGCGAATCAATAGATAGAGCAGGGCAATTAACTACAGCAGGCAGAGAACCTGAGTCTGGTAAGATACAAGGCATACTTAAAAAAGGAGAGTTTACTGGCGAAGGAGGTGGTTCACCTGGCAGTTTAAAATTTGGTGGTAGAAAGTTTGCTAAGTATGCAGAGAGAGAAGAAGCATTTAGAATTTCTAAAAAAGCAAGAAAAGACAGCATAAATAGACTTGTACGTTTCGTAGTTGGCGATAAAGGAATGACTGTTATTGATGCTGACAATAACCAAGTAAGAGTTGGTAAAGGCACAACAGTTATAGCAGACGGACATACAAGAAAAGTTTACAAAGACGATGAAACTGCTTTTAAAAGAACAGGATTAAAAGCTCCAAAAAATGATGAGCAAGAAAGAATGATTACTAAATCCACTAGAAAAGGATTTACTAATGAAGAAAAAATAGCTCAAGCAGCAAGAGTAGGAGACTTTGATAAGATAGCCGAAATCATGGCTATTATGAGAGCAGAAAGAGAAGGTAAAATACCACAAGACCAAGGTAAAACAACACCAAATAATGTAGACATACCTACTACCTCTGGCAGTAAAAGAGTTATTGTACAAAGTAAAACAAATCCTAATGACGTTAGGATTATTTCTAAGAAGCAACTTGCAGACGGCAAAGGTATTGAAGCAATCATTGGTCAAAAGGGTGGAGCTGCCTCAGACCCAAATAACTGGACTATTAAATATGCTCCTGCTGATACAAATGTTTATGGAAGAAAGTTAAAAGAGCTTTTTGACAGCCTACCAGACGAAGAAGGTAAACCAAAAGCAGGAGAAAAATTTGAGTCTGATACTGCAAAAGGAACAGGCGAACCTATAGATTTAGAAGACGCATTAGAGTTAGAGTTAGAAATACTGCCAGAAGATTTAGAAGCAATAGACAATTATAATTTTCTTCAAAAGACTTTGTTTCCTAAAGGAGGTAAATTTGCAGACAAAGGCGAAACATTTTTTGTTGATGCAAATTCAAAAGGTACAAAAGTTGTTATAAAGTACGGAAGTTTAAAAGAAGCTATATTAAATGTAGGTATGCATGCAAGGTGGGCTTCAACAAGACAAGGTCATCAGTTAGTTATAGATACTCTAAAAAAATTACATGAAATAGAAAAAAGAGTTGTACCTCCAGAGGGTATAGTAGACACAAAAACATCAAGAAAAAAATCAATAGCAGACATAGAGAATGTATTTAAAGGATACAGTGCAGAAGAGATAGCTGCAGCTAAACGTCTAATTGAAAATCTAGGTGGCAATTTAGGATTAGGACCTAACATAACTTCATTACAAGGCAGAGGTCAGTTTTATAAATTTAGAGCAGATACAAAAGACGTGTATGGTGGTTTTGTAGGAGACAGCAAAACAAAAAAACAGCCTTACTTTACAAGACCAAGTATAAACAGACCATTTATTAATATACCTAATGAAGTTACAAGTCCAAAAGATATAAATATAAATAGTCCAATAAATGTAAAACTTTTACATGAGGTTGCTCATTGGGGTTATGACAATATTTTAACTACCGAAGACAAAATAAACTTCTTAACTATGATGTCTAAATACTACGAAGACGGCATGTTAAATGTAGAAAAAATAGACGAAGGTTCATACTCAAGCCCAAATAAACCAATGGAATCAGGTAAAGCACAAGCATTTATTGGTAACGCACTCGAAAGTCCTCAAGAATTTTTTGCAAATCAATTCTCTGTTTGGGCAGGAAGACAAGACGAGAAGCTTGTTATAAAAGACGAGGGCTTTTGGAAAAAAATGTTAGGCTATATCAAAGGAACATTTGATAGATATTTCTACGATACTCCTATTGACCCTGATTTAGAGCCTTTATTTTTAAAACTACTTCCAAACAAAGAAGAAATTGGAAAAAGAAGTATGGGCGTTACAGAGCCTAAGACTAAAGCAGGAAAAGCAATTAAAGAAAAACATACTCAATTCAAACTTATTAGAGATAAATTGCAAAGAATTGTAGATGAATATGACGAAGACGAAAGCAATCCTGATGCAATAATCAGAGGGTTTATTGAAGATGGTTGGTTCTTGGCTAACGTAGTTTACAACAAGAAAAGAAGTGGCGAGTTTAAAATGATGAGTAAGTATTCTAAATTACTTATCAGAGAAAGACTAAAAGACATTAACACTATTATTAATCAAGCAAGTGGAGCAGGAGAAGGAATAAACTGGGTACAGTTGGCTTCAGAAATAGGTAATGGTGGAGAAGCAGGAAACATGGGTCTAAGTATTGTTAATCCTGCCAATAAAGAAAGAGCGGCAAAAAATCTAATTGAGTTATATAAAAAGGGATACACTGGAGAGTTTAAAGGTGGAGAAAGATTCGAAGTTATAGGAGATGACGGAGAAGTTATTGGTTATAACTATGGAAACATAAAAGAACTAGACCGAACAGCTATGGAACGTATGTTTGATTATGCGTTAGAAAGTCTTGAAGCTCACTTCCAAAAAGTAGAAGACACAAATCTTGATATGGCAGGAAGCATAATTGAAAAAGAACCTGCGATAGTCTCTAAAAAGAAAGCAGACGGAGGTGGTGAATCAAGAACATTAAAGAGAATAAAAAATAAATCCAATGCTGATTTTACAGAAACTGTTGGTAACGCAAAGACAACTTTCAAATCAAAAAAGAATGTTAAAAATAAAAAGAACAGCAGTAAAGTAAATCCTGAGACTGCTCCAGAACTAGCATCTAAAAGTCTTTCTGCACTTGCAAAGTTATTTAAAAAACATCTTGGCACAGATTACGGCAGACAAATAGCAGAACAAATGATTAGAAAATCAAAAACAAGGTCAATGCCTAAAGTGCAAAAGAACTACAAAGTTAGAAGAGAATTTGTAGATATGTATTTGCCAGACCTTAAACAACGTATGAATGAGGCTATAGAAGCAGGCGACAACGAAATTGCAAAAGAAATACAATTTGAAATAACAAGACGGAATGCAAAGAAAAAAGCAAAAGCCGAAGGTAAAAACACATCAGAATACGTAGGTTATATTGGCAAGAGCGATAAGATAAACAGAATGATAGACGTTGAAAGAAACGATTTAACAGGCGTTCAAGTAGAAGACGGCATACCTGCCAACGCAAGACCAATGGTGAAAGAAATTCTTTCTTACGTTACTCATCGTGACCCAGAAAGAATGATAGCCGCTAGAACACTGATATACAGAGCGTTAAACTTAATGGGTAAAGTATCAAGGTTAGACGATGGTCTTAATCCTATACTATCTAAGAATATATCTAGGTTAATTAATACAGACTATACAAGAAAAGGTTCAGAAGATTTTGTCGATTACAAAGGAGGAGACTTTGCTGTACTCAGAAATTTATTTAGAACACTTGGTGTAGAATTAGATAGAAGTCCAGGCGATGAAACAGTAAGACTTATGTCTTCTATAGCTATGAGAGCTACAATGTCTCCAGAAGATTTAGATGTAGTTCGTTTTGGCTTTAATAAAATGAACCCAGAAACTCAGTCTAAAATTAGAAGCGACTTTGAAAGAGGCACTGGTGTAGTTCTTAAACAAGAAGGTGCGCCAGACGAAGTTATGGAAGAGTACATGTTAATTGATTGGCTGTCTGGTAAAGCACAACAATATCATGCAGGAGAACTAAGCCCATCAAAAATAGTTGATGAGTTAGACGCAGGAATAGATTCAAGACTTAATCCTAAGTATGGAGTGGCTGATTTATACAGAGTGATTACATCAACAATGAGCGACAATAGAGAACAAGTAGCTTACATGATGAATGGTCTTGTCAAAGATGACGTATTTAAAGATAAATATTTTGGAATAACAACTCTTTACGGAGACATGTTTGTATCAAATAGAAGAGGAGGCATAGAATTTCCAATAGATGATGGAGTTGCCGTACATTCTTCTTATGCTTCAGACGTTGCTCAGTCTGCATGGCAACAATCTTCTAAGTCCAGAAGAGAAAAGATTATTAAATTTGTAGAGGGTGGTGTTGGACAAAATGATATATCTGGCGACCCTATAGTATTTTATCATGGAACTCCTAATGGCAAAGCATTAGATGGAAGTCAGACATCTACTGTTATGACAAGAAGTAGTCCAGAGTCTTGGTATGGAAGAGGTATTTATCTTACAAGAAACCCAGTTGTTGCAGAACAATCTTATGCAACATCTCAAACATTCTCTGCTTTTAATAAACAGATAAGTGAACTTGATGTTTCTCAAGATGTTAAAGACGAGTTAGAAGACGTAGCTTTTGATTTAGCAAAAGTAAGAACTAGAATGTCTGTTCTTAAAAGAGAAAATGCAAAACTAACAGAGTCCGATGATATGTCAGACTTTATAAACACAATGTTAATACAAGACAACATTAGAAGTTTAATAGAAACAGAGAAAAGATTAGTAGGAAGTTTAGAAGAAGCAGGAATAGTTATTGAACCTTATGTAATGCCTGCGTATGTACAGTTAAGAAAACCTATAGACTTTAGAGAGTCAAGAAGATACGACTTAAAAGAACCTATATTCCCTGCATTATACGAAGGAATATTTAACTTTGCACGTTCAAGAGGTTACGATGTTTCAGACATATCAGATGCTGTTAATATCATGGAACGTGAGTTGGCAGAGTCAGAGTCAGTAACAGGAATGGAAGTCTATAATATTTTAGGTCTTGTTATGGAAAACTTTGTAAGAAACAGTTGGGGTGAAAGTACAGTAGGTCATACAAAAGATGCAATCACTGAGTTGTTAAGAGAAATGGGACACGATGGTATTGTAGCTAGTTATAGAAATACTGTAGAAGATGCGACTGACGCAATGAGTGGAAGCTCTGTATACCACGAAGGTGTTATATTGTTTGACCCAAAACAAGTAAAACATGTAGCCGCAGAAAACTTTGATGATACATCTGAGCAACTATTTAATATGGAAATGGGTGGTGGCATACCAGAAGGTACGAATGGCTCTATTATAATGGCAATGATAGATGAAACTACATCTAAAATAGAGGACATACCTACAGGTAAGTTTGGAGAACTGCTAGAAGTAGACGGAAAGTCCAGAACATTTACAGGTGTTGCGTCTTCTATGATTAAGAAAAGACCACTCAATGAAACAGAAGTAGAAGTGATTAGAAGTTCGTCTGCTCCTACATGGTTTCAATCGCAGTCAGACAGGATAAATAAGATAGGTGCTAGATGGCTTGGTCATTGGTATAAAAATCATTTTACAGAAATCAGTAGTAAATTTGCAGGTAAGTTTATGCCTATTGCAGACCTAATGTCAAAGTTACCTGATACAGGTAACTTTGTTAGTCGTTGGTTTAGAAAGTCTACTGCAAGTAAATTACAAAAACAGCCAGAAAGTCATACAAGAATTGTAAAAGCTTTAAGAAGAAGCAATGACAGCAGACAATATAAAGCATTATCGTCACAGGAAAGAGAGATTGTTGATAAGATTAGGCAGACGCTAGACGCAGAAAGAGCCGCTCTAAAGGGTAACGGATTTCATGTTGGATACAGAAGAAATTATTTACCACAAGTTTGGAATCAAAATGTAATTAGAAAAAATAAAGACGAGTTTATCCAACTTATGAGAGAATATTATGTAAGAGAACAAGCATCTCTAGGTAAGGAACTAAAAGGCTCAGACGATTTAGATTTTGCAAATCAAATATACTTAACGCTTGCTGAAGAAGCCGCAGAAGATGGGGTAATGATACCTCATAAAACTGTTAAGGGTCTTACAATGAATGCAGGCTTTGAAAACATAGATATGTCAAGAGTTCTAAACATTGGCGATTATCCAGAGTCACTCAATGCATTAGAAAAGTTTTTAGAGAATGACCTTGATGCAATACTTGTTAAGTATCTTGAAGGTAGCACTAGACGTCTGGTTATGTCAGATGTTATGGGAGTTAATAGCCATGCATTACAGGATTACATACTGGCTTCTAATGAAGGTGCAGATGGTATAGCCAGACTTCTATCTACAGCAAAAGTATTTAAGAAGCATACAAAAGGCTTAACATCAGACGGATACATTGAAGAAGGTGTGCTTACAGATACAATAAGAATGCCTTTTGAAGGAAATGAATTTAGAGCTAAAGAATTTGCTCAAGAACTTATACAAGCTCATCAAATAAATGGAGCGTCTGCAGCCAAAAAGATGCTGTACGACTTAATGCCTAAGATGAGTTCTACATATAAGAGAAGAGCAGACGCTATCCTTGGTGCTTTAGATGATTTTGCTGGCAAGAAAAACAATATCACATACGAAAACGAAGAATTTATAGACAATGCTATGAGAGTAGCAATGAAAAAGCCTATGAAAAATAACAGTAAACCTTTGATGCAAGCATCTAAGTTTATACGAACTGTAAACAATGTTACACTACTTGGCTTTACTACACTCACATCATTAGGTGATATTGTCTTGCCAGTTATAAGGTCTGGTTCTTTTACGAGTTGGGTAAAAGGTCTTTTTAAATTTACTTTAGACCCAGAATATAGACGCATGTTAAATAATGTAGGTGTTGCAATGGAAAACATTGTGCATGAAAGAATGGTTCATATGTATGGTGCGCCAGACAATAAGCTTTCACACGCTTTCTTCAATGCTACATTACTTACACCTTGGACAGACTTGCAAAGAAAGATTGCAGGAGCTACAGGGTACGAGACGTTTAGAGCTATGCAGTCTCAAGCAGAAAAACATTTTAAAAGAGGAGTTCCTTACTCTCAACAAACAGGTAAGTACAAAACTGCTCATAGATTTTTAACAAGATATGGATTGAATGAGTATTTACCAGGTCAATCCAATGATGGTAGAGCGTTCTCAAGTGATTTTGCTAGGACAGATAATAAAGTTAGAGAAGCAATAATAAAATTTGCAGACGAAAGTATCTTCCAACCTAATCCAAATGACGTACCATTATGGGCGCAGACGCCTGTAGGACAACTTGTATTTCAGTTAAAGTCTTTCCCACTTATGATGTCAAGACTTGGTGGCTATGTACTTCAAGAAGCAAATCAAGGAAACTTCAAACCATTAATAGCCTTCGCAACTTTAGGACCTGCAATGGGTGGTGTTACTTTATCTGTAAAAGATATTGTCCAATCTCGTGGTGGAGAAGAGCAACGTGACCCAGAAGTTAGAAAAAGAAACATTGCAAAAATACTTGGCTATGACTCAAAGACACATGGTGATGACTATAATGACTTCTTAGGTTGGTATATAGAAGGCATGATGATAATGGGTGGCTTTGGATTATTGGGAGACGTAATGCATTCAGTTACTTCTCAGGTAGACAATGGTGCATATGGTCAACAAAGAATATGGTCTACACTTCTCGGACCTTCTTATGGTCTAGGTAACGCAGCCATAACAGGTGCTTCTGGAATACAAGATGCTCTTGTTGGTGGAGATAACAGCAATGCTAAAGAGAGGTCTGCAATGAGAGAACTGGCTACAAGACTACCGATACTTGGTGGAATGAGAAATGTCAGAGAAGGAATTGTAGACACAATAGCAGGAGAGCAGGGTGCAGGAAGTGCTAACAATGGTTGGGGTTCTGGCAAATGGTCTAGTAACTCAAGTAAAAACAATGGTTGGGGAGCATGAGTAAGAAGCTACAAAAAGGCAGTCAATACGAACAGTTTGATTTAGATGGTGATGGTGTGGTTACAGACAAAGAACTAGCACAGTCTGAGCATATGATACGTCTTGAGAACTCTGACAAGATGCAAGACCAACAGCGTATGCTTTGTTGGGTATCTTCTGTCTCGTCTATCATATTAATAGTATTGGTCATGTCTCCTGTTATACCAGACACAAGAGTTGAGATGGTTACTGCTTTACTTTCTACGTATGTTATAGCAAACTTAGGTATAGTTGCTACGTTTATGGGTACAACAGCTTTTACAAGGTCGAAAGAAAATGGTAAATGACATGGCTTTTAGTAGTATTTTTATCAGGAACTGTACAGGAGTCAGTCTATTTCAGTAATTTGGATACGTGCCTTAGAATTGCAGAAAAGATTAGAGCGCAAAACCTTGACCCATCGCTCGCAGGAGACAGCAGGATTTGGGTCAAAGCTTATTGCGTACCTAAATCCGTTCCACCAAAAGAAGGAGAAAAGAAATGACAAACAAAAGGGGTAGACCAAAGAAGACCACTGTATATACACCCAGAGTTGTAGGTGAAAAAAAGAAAACACTATGGGATATAGTAGAGTGGCTCAAAGGAACTGCTAAGAGAAAGAGTTTTTTCGATTGGCTATTGAGAAAGTAATAGATATTAAACTAAGAATAGATAGGTTCAGACGTGAAAACAAAGAAATTTTTTCTAAAAGAACGGACAAAGAAAAGTCTATTCTGGTGTATGATAAAGACCAACCATACTTAAAGAAGGAAGACAATGGCGAGAACAAAAAAGAAAAGTAAGAAAGACGCATGTTATCACAAGGTCAAAAGAAGTTATTCCGTCTGGCCCTCAGCGTATGCGTCTGGTGCTTTAGTAAAATGTAGAAAGGTTGGCGCAGCCAACTGGGGTAACAGTAAGAAGAAGAAAAAGAAAAGAGCATAATGGCAGGTGAAAGTTTACATAAATGGTTTAAAAGAAACAAAGGTAAGGGTTGGATAGACTGTAAAACTGGTAAGCCTTGTGGAAGGAAATCAGCAAAAAGTTCAAAAAGACCATACCCTGCTTGCAGACCAACCAAAGCACAATGTACGTCTGCGGCTAAAAAGAAGACGAGTTCAAAAAGAATTAGTTGGAAAAAGAAAAAGAAGAGGGCAGCGTAATGGGTAAGAAAGCACCAAAACTTAACAAGAAAAAGATGCCATGTAACAAGCCGAGGAGACAAGTCTCTGGTGGCAAGAAGTTTGTAGTTAAAGCATGTGCTAATGGTGTAGAAAAGATTATACGTTTTGGCGATGCGAATATGAAGATTAAAAAGAATCAACCTGGCAGACGTAAGAACTTTAGAGCAAGGCATAGATGTGATAGCAAGCCACCATCTAAGCTAACTGCCAGATATTGGTCTTGCAAGAAGTGGTAGGTCATGCATAGTATAGGTAAAAAAGTACGTGTTATTGGAAACAAAACAAAAACTGGCAAGATGCAACACCCTAATTGCCCTTGTGTTATAAACAGAGCCGCTAACTATACAGTCAAACCGAACAAGAAAAAAACTAAACAGACATGATAGAACAAACAATCAGTGATGTAGAAACTCTAACCAAGACAATAAACATTGGTGAGGGTGGTAGTGATGTCGAAGCAGGCATTCAATTCATCTACCATATGAGAGAACATCTAGTAGATATAGGCATAGCAACTGTATATGGATTGGCAGTATATGCAATGTTCCTATGGATTACAAAAAAAATTAAGGGGTAAAAAATGTTACAAACTATTTTCGGACCTATAGCCTCCCTTGCAGGGACTTGGTTAGAAGGTAAAGTAAGTAAGTCAAAAGCAGAATCAGAAGTCAAAGTAGCTAGAGCCAAAGCCGAAGCGAAAGTTTACGAGACAGAAGCTACGTCTGCCATGCTTAATGAGAGGTCTTTGACAGACCAGATGGGCGAAAGTTGGAAAGACGAAGCGTGGTCACTTTGGTTTATAGCAGTATTAACCTGCTGTTTTCTGCCTTGGACACAAGAATATGTTAAAGAAGGCTTTATATTTTTAGACCAACACACACCAAATTGGTTTCATAACATGTTGTATATAGTGATAGGCAGCAGTTTTGGATATAGGTTCGGTAAGCAAGGACTACAAATTATGAATAAAAGGAGTTCAAAATGAACATAAATTTATTACGTGAAGAATTAGCCAGAGACGAAGGCATAAAGTATGAAACATACCTAGACCATTTAGGTTTAAAAACATGTGGGGTGGGACACCTTTGCCGTGAAGACGAGCCAGAGTTTGATAATCCACTGGGTACATCAGTCTCTGAAGAAAGAGTGAATGAACTGTTTGAACAAGACATCAAGATAACCATTGACGACTGTAAAAAAGTCTATGATGATTGGGACGACATGCCAGAGCAAGCGAAAAGAGTATGCGCAAATATGATGTTTAATCTCGGATTTCCTCGTTACAGCAAATTCAAAAAGAAAATACAAGCTGTGAAAGACGAAGATTGGTTTGAAGCCAGCGTCCAGATGGAGCAGTCAAAATGGTTTCATCAAGTTCCGAACAGAGCGAAGCGTTTAATTGAGCGCATGAAGTCTATCTAATACTTACGTCTGTGAACAACGGAGCGTCATTCATTACACGATTGTTGGCTATCTCTATATAATCTTTATTAAGTTCAATAATCTTGGCGTTCCTACCAAGTCTGTCTGCCACAAGTCCAGTAGTCCCAGACCCTCCGAAAGGGTCTAGGACTGTTCCCTCCTCTGGACACCCTGCTTTTACGCATGGTTCTATTAGTTCTGTTGGGAATACAGCAAAGTGTGCTTCCCTATATGGCTTAGTAGTTACTGTCCATACAGACCTTTTGTTCTTTGTTTCGTATGATTTTTCAAGACCACTATGTGGTTGCAGACCAGTACCTTCATTGTGATACTTGCCGTCTGTTCTGTCTCTTGTACCCCAATCAGTTGCTTTCTCTTTGATTGACTCATTATCATAGTAGTAATTCTTATTCTTGCTAAACAAAAATATATATTCGTGTGACTTTGTACATCTATCCTTCACACTTTCTGGCATAGGGTTTGGCTTGTGCCATATGATGTCTTGTCTTAGATACCAACCATCGTCTTGCAGTGCAAACGCAACTCTCCAAGGTATACCAATCAAGTCTTTCTGTTTTAGTCCGTCTATCTTGTTGGCTCTATGTGGACTTGACTCTGGAAAGTCTTGCCTTGTACTTGATACTGTCTGCTTTACCTGCTTTCCGTCTGCTCTATAATTGTAGTATGAGTCTCCAAGATTTAACCAGAGAGTTCCATCGTCTCTTAACACTCTGTGAACTTCACGAAATACTTGCACTAAATTATTCACAAATTGTGATGGTGTTTCTTCTAATCCTAACTGCGAGTCTTTTCTTACTGCACCACACTTAGGACATGTGCTTCTGTATATTGCGTCACCGACAACATTGCCTTGTTCATGCATGGCTTTATGTCCAGTAACAGTATCCTTAGATATTTTTGTAGTTCTCATGTGAGGACAGTTAGGGTCGCCACCTTCCCATGTACCAGTTTGGTAATCCCTCAACCCCCAGTATGGGGGTGAGGTAACACAACAGTTCACAGATTTGCTAGGTAAAGTTTTTAAAACCTCTCTACAATCACCAATGTGAATATCAATCATAGTAAGGTTCTTTGTATTCAGACAAAGGGTGTTGAGTTTTCATTGTATAAAGTACACGTCTTGCTTGGTTCATGCTTAGTGTAAATCTGTTAGCCGTGTCTTGTATTGTGTGGTTTTTGTCGTTAGGTTTCTTCTTTCTGCTCTGCATTTCTCTATGCCATAGTTTTACTTGAGCAATAAAATCATCTGTGTATCTCGGATTAGTCATCTGCTATCTCTCCATATAAAGCACCATACCCAATTATATCTATAACACTGTCTAAATGCTTGGGTGTTTCAATTAGACGTGCCAACTTTACAGCAATCATGCACTTGTAAACATCTTGTGGTGCTACATCTTTCTCCAATAAAACAGACCACAACTTTGCTATTCTTTTATGGTTTGCCAATGCATCGCCATATATCTTGGCTCTGTCTTTGGCTATAAGCTTTCCTGCTTTTTGTAATATCTTATCTCGTTTCATGTTTATTTCTCTATAGGTTTATATACTTGGTAAGAGGAGCAAACTTTTGTTGCTTCCGAGTTTGTTTTCTTGCAAGTCCAAGTACCTTGATGGTTTGCTTCTGCAAACTGGCAAGTGTTACAAGCTACTGGAACTGGTGCATTGTGCCAACAAACAGATTTTTTAAAACAACCTCTGCATCTCCAATCTGTTTCGTCTGTCGCAAGTTTCTTTGCTTTGTTTTCAATAACGTCCTCTATTCTTTTCTTTATAAATGCTATCTCGAAGTCGTCCCATTTAACTATCTCAGCATGGTATTCGCTAGTGTTCTTACTGATAGCAATAAAAAAACTTTCTTTAAAACCAGATAATGCCATCATCATTTGTAACTGTGAGAAATATTTAGGGTGAGAGATACGAACTCCGTCTTTCATAAACTTTTTAAAGTTTGCATCGTTCATTGATTTTATTTCTAATACCCTTAGAACACCATCATCTGTCTCTATGTGTCCGTCCATGTGGCAAACTACATGACCACCTAACTGTTCGTAAGTATACTGTCTGCCAGTAAGTCCGTCTTTTTCCCATACCCTTACATCAGCTTTATCTTTTATATCTTTAACAACTATGTCTTCTAGTATGTGACCAAGTTTAAATATTCTTTTTAACTTTGGTTCTGCCACATCATTGGGAAAACCTCTTAAAGAGAATGCTTGGTAAGCATCGCATTGAGTTCCTATACCAGATGCACCTATATAATCTCTTGCTTTTTCTTTAGGCTCTTGTCTGTACCCATCATCAATGGCTTTAATTAAATCGTCTGCGCTTTTAATCATAAATAATCCTATGGTGAGGGAGGCTGGCACCCCTGCAAACCTCCCTCGTAAAGAGTGCTTGTAGAAATTTTATTACATTTTGTTTAACAATAATTAAAGGAGACCTTTCTTTAAGTTAAATGTTAAAGTTGACAAGCACTCCTATTCCATTACTAGAATGGAATTTCGTCATCAAGGTCTTTGGCTTCACCATGTGGCTTATAAACTTTGACCTCTGTCTGTGTTCTTTCTTTACCATCGTCACCAGTAAAAGGCTTGCCGTCTCCGACAACAACTGCTAACTCAAGATTTTTAAGAGACGCAACATCACCAGGCTTGTCTGGGTTAGGGTGCTGAGCCGCAATGAGCAAAGACTTTAGTTGTCTTTTACCTATATCAACTGCTTGTGGATTTTTATTTACAAGGTTGAAGTTTGCGTTGATGTCTCCAACTTCTTCAACTCCTTTAAAATTTACTTGCAAATATTTTCCACCAGTGGAACTATCTTTCATCACGGCATCTGTTATCTTAACATGATGCTCTCCTTTTGGTAGCCTAATATAGCCACTGCTTGACTCAACCTTAGTTAAATCAAGACTACTAAAACCATTCCAATCATTCATTTTTACCTCCTTCACTCATTCTTGCTAATAGTTCAGTTACATCGTTTACTTCTTCAAAGGCACTCAACGTGTTAAGTGGGTCACGAACTTTACCATGCCAACCACTTACCTCGTCTGTTACTATATACCTTTTGACTTTTGGTACACCTTTATCATTTGTTTCTGTCTTCCTTACACCACACATAACGTGGTCAAACAAGGCAGGAACATGTTTACTAACGGCAGTACCTTTAACTAGGGGCCAATATTGTGTTACATCGTTTGCGTCTTTTTCTTCTTTGGCAAGACACGTAATGTAAACATGTATAGGTAAATCCCTAATCCATTTAAGAGAACCAAGCATTAGTCTGCTATAGTCTCCCCATAATGCGAACCCATTGCTAGAGTTCTCATGTTGCTTTTCGAGATGTTCAATTAGTCTTTCAGATAATTCTGTCAAGCTATCAATGGCTATCCATTTGTATCCTGCTTCCTTGAACTCTTTTGATTGCAACATTTTTACTATACCAGTAAACGAATAGTCTCCGTTTTCTGGGTCATGGTTTCCGTCCCAAGAAGTGAACGGAAGATAATCAATATTAACATCTTCAACAGACTTTAATCCTGCTTCACCAGATAATATTAATCCTTTCCCATATCTTTTTTGGAAGTAACGGCATTGGAATGTTTTACCAAATCCGTGGTGTGCATATAGTAATAGTTTAACTGCTCCACCTTTTTGTATGTCAGAGGTCTTCATTACATTAAACACTTTGCACCACCTTTACTCTTGCTTTATCAAGCTTTCTAGTTAATGCAGGCTTCAATGTATTCTGCTCTCCACTTGGAAGTTTTTTAAACTTCCTCTTATCAACAGATAAAGTTCTTGTAACGTACTCTGGCAAGTCGCCTTCGCCAAAAATCTCTTCTAGCATTGGCTTGTCCCATGCCCATCGTTCACTTCTTGAACATGTTACTTGAAACCTCTCCGTTGTTTTCGACTGTTCTCCCTCTGTCTCTGGAAATGCCAAAGCAATCTCGTTCTGGAGTTGTTGTATCCTTTCAAGTTTTGCTGGCAAGTCTAACTCTAATGTGTAGAGTTCGTGACATAGGAGGTCTAGGTTGTCTGATGGGATTGAATCAGACTCTTTGGATTTACCAAAGCTATCCCAACTGTCTGAAGACATATGCTTCTCCTTTTCTAGTTTTGCATCAGCGTTTATCGAATGATGCTTTACATGAACAAGAATGTAATATATAACTTACACGAATGCAAGCATAAAAGGAGAAAAAAATGTATAAAATTAATTTTTCTAGGCTTATCAATGACTTCGGAGGAGCATCATCAGTGGCTAGAAAGATAAATAAAGCTAGGACAATACCTTATCAATGGGTTAAGAAAGGTAAATGTTCAACAAAAGTTCTGGAGGAACTAAAAAATATTAACCCAACATGCAGTATAGACGATTATTTTGAGGAGGTACACAATGGGAAAGGAAAACGTAAAGCTTAATCATGCGTTAGAATATCTGGAGCGTGGTTGGTCTGTCATACCAATAAAGCCTGAAGGCAAACGACCTGCAATCAGATGGCTTGAATATCAGAAACGTCTGCCAACAGAAGATGAGGTCACTCAATGGTGGACGCAATGGGAAGACTACGACATTGCACTTGTAACTGGTGAAGTGAGTGGCGTTGTTGTTGTTGATTGTGATAATGACAACGCATTCAAAGCCTCTCAAGAAGCAGAGATGATTACGCCTATTAAAGTTAAGACGAAGAGAGGCGTACATCTTTACTTCGAACACCCAAAAGACGGAATACGTAGAGGTCCGAGAGCAGGTGTAAACAGCAGAGGTGCAGACTGGCCCCAAATTAATGGGTTAGACTTTAGAGGAGATGGCAGTTACGCACTACTACCACCTTCAAAGAACTACGAATGGGATTATCCAACAGACGTATTCGATTATGATGAGATGAATGTCTGGAAAGATTGGAAGCCGTCACTCAAAGAACGTATTAATGATGGTGACTTTCATTTCTCAAAGCTCGACTTGAGTTCTGTTAAACCTTTTGACCCTAACGAAATGCTATCTGAGTGGGATAGAACTGCAAAGTACGTGACTGAAAAGTTTCCAACCACATTAAAGATACCATCTGGCATGAGCAATGGACGTAATGAACGTGTTATGAGGTACGTGTCTGAGTGCATACTGAATGGATACTTTGGCTCTGAGCTTCGCCTTCGTGGCATTGCTTTTATGAATGAGTTCTTTGTAGATGCATTGGACGAAAGAGAATTTGAAGCGACTGTCAGTTCTATGGAACAGTCAGAGAGAAGAAACCACCCAGAAAGATTTGATGAAGACGGAAACTTTATTGGTCAGCCATTGACTGAGGAGTTCAAAGACAGACCCAGAAAGCTTATCCAGATGAAAGACGCAGACCAACTGATGGAGGAGAGTAAAGGTAAGGTATATCTTATTGAACCTTGGCTACCTACAAATACAATCGTGCAAGTGTATGGATACAGTGGACATGGTAAGTCTATGTTTGTTCAGCATTGTATATCTGCTTTGTGTAGTGGTAGAAAATACTTTGGTTGTTTCGAACTCGGCAAACCTGCGAGGGCGTTGTATCTGGATTTTGAAATGGGTATGTCAACAATAGCTAGACGTCTGATTGAAATGAGACAGATGCATGGAGACACGCAAGATAGGCTAAACATATGGACACCTTTCGTAGATAAAAAAGAAATAGACTTGAAGAGGAGGGAGGGACTTGAAGAGTTACAAGCGTGGATAACATTCTCAGACCCAGACGTTGTGATAATAGACACAATCAGGTCAGCTTATCCTGGCTTGATGGAGAACTCGGCAGACGAATGGAGTCGAGTCAACCAGTTAGCTGTCAAACTCAGGAACTCAGGACTCGCTGTCATTATGATACACCATTCTAACAAGCCGTCTGAGGGTGGTCTGGGTAGAGAGGCAGGCTCAACCAACCAGTTGACTGTACTGGAGACACAAATAAAAGTAACTCAAGTATACAAAGACGAAGACACGGCAAAGCAAAATGCCGCTATCTGGGACGGAAGTTATGAGCGACCAGTGTTTCCTCTACTGGAGGGCAAACTTCCGACAGACTATAGATTATATATGGTAATGGAAATAAAGTATGGGAAAGTCAGAGAGTGGACAGACATACATGACAGAGTGCAATGGATTGGCTTTGGCTCGCACAATACAAAAGATGAAAGATGTGTTGTCGCAAGTCAATCAACTAAGCAAAGAGCGAAAGCTATGGCTCTTGATGGCACAGACCCACTGAGTATAGCTGATACTTTGCAAAGACCTCTACGTCTTATAAATGAATGGCTAGAACTTTAGTTTCTTTCCGTCAACATACACGGCAACTAACTTTGCGTTAGGAAAATGTACCCTCACCTTGTCCATAAGTTCTGCAATGTCTGGGTACTTTTTACGATTGTCTTCGGCTTGTTGTTGTGTCATTTATTTGTTACAACTACTTAAACTTCGTCTCTTGTTCTTGTTTTCGTGGTGGGCTACGCCCAACCACGTAAGAACAAACGTAGTTGTAACATATTTTTTTTGATTTGGCAATACCCCTATGTTATTTTTCTTTCATGCCACGCAGAGTGAACGTAGACGAAGAAAATCTATCATGGCTTAAAGCTAATCACAGCAGGTTGAGTCATAAGGAGCTTGCGTCTAAATTTAATTGTTGCGTAGACACTATAAAACGGATACTTGTAAGACATAACTTACAAGATTTTGATGGAGCTAAGTACCAAGTCAAGCGAGCTTACGAAGAAAAGACGTGGCAAAGACCATGCATGGATTGTGGAGACACAAAGAAGCGACCAAAGAACTGGTATTACTGCATTGAATGCAGAGTGAAAAGGGGATACGAAGAGTTATGAGCAGACAGAAACGAAAAGGAGACGGCTTCGAGCGTGAGTTAGCAGCGTACTTCAACGAAGAAGCAGACATAAACACAGCATATCGTGCGCCATTGTCTGGTGGAGGCAAGGTAAATTCACATGGTGGAGCAGACTTAATCGGAGTGCCAGACTTGTTTGTCGAAGCCAAGCGTGTAGAGCGTCTGAACTTTATGGACGCAATCAGACAGGCAGAAAAAAATTCACAGGAAACAAATAGCCCAGAGACGCCTATCGTTATCAACAGACGAAACAGAATGACGACTGAAGAAAGTCTATGCGTACTCAGACTGAAAGACTTTATGAAATATTACAACGCTTTCTTGGAACTAACTGGTAGACACAAAAGTAAAAATTTTGTAGCATAAACGTGTAAACAAGGAGAAGTATATGGCTTATTCAACTAACAAAGGTCTTGTCTTCGGAACGCAGAAAATGAACGGCACAAAGAAGAATGCTTTTCAAGGTTTGCAATTTCGTAATCGTTCACAATTACCATCACAGTTTGGCTCAAGTCTTAACAAGAAAAAGGTCAACGTCTTTGGTGGCAGACTAAGAAAGCAGGTGTAACATGCCAGGACCTATGAAAAAAGGTAAAAAGAAAAAGAAGAAAATCGTCTACAAGTAAGACGACTACCTCTCGCATCTAGTGTACACTCTCCCTTTAAGGAGAGTGTACAATCGAACCAATTAGTATAGCATTAGCCGCATACACGGCAATCAAGGCAGGCGTCTCGGCAGGACGTGAGATGCAAGACCTTGGAAAAGACATCGGAAAACTATTCGATGCCATAGACGTTCTACGCAATGACCACAACAAAAAGAAACGTGGTGTATTCGCAGGCTCAGAAAATGAAGAGGCGATGGACACGTTCATCAACAAGAAAAAAGCTGAAGACATGGAAAACGAACTGCGTCAGATAATCATGGAAACTAGGGGATATGAAGCTTGGCAAGAATTGCTAAGATTACGTGTTGAAATTAGACGTAAGAGGAAGGAAGCCGAGCGAGAAAGAATACTCGCTCGACAAAAGTTTTGGGAAAACTTATGGTTGTACGGAGGTGTCTTTGTTATCCTTGTCGGCATCGCCCTCATCTTGTTTTTTGTCGGCACTGCTCTCGTTGCTAGTGGCACTCTCGACAGATGGTTCGGAAGAAGCTGACTTACGTGGTACGAGTCTAGCTAACGTCTCGAATATCCAACCACTGTAGTTGAGTGAACTCCTCAACAAGTCTAATACTTGCATACCATTTTGTATTGTACTGATGTTATCGGCAAACAATATTTCTGTACCGATAAGCTTTCCGTCTTTCTCAACAAGATAGATTTTGCCTACCTCTATCGTGTTGGGTCTGGTGTCTTCACCATTGGCTTGTTCTTCTGCCATTTAATCCTCCTTTGGTTTGTTAATAAGGTTTACTGTATCATGTAAATGAGATGGTGCAAGATGCGAGTATCTCATTACCATGTCGAGAGAGGTGTGTCCAAGTAAATCAGCCACGGCTCTCAAGCTTGCGCCTTTCTGCACAAGATGTGATGCAAACGTATGTCTGCAATCATGGGGGTTAAAGTCCTCAATGTCTGCCTTTGCGAGTGCTTCATTGAAGTACTTATAAAACTTGTATTTGTTCCATGAGTTGTACTCGTCTGACCTAAATACAATTTCATCATTCGACTTGAACTCACGGAAACCATAGTCACTAATGTAAGTAACAAAATGCACTGGCACTTTACGTCTCAGTGTACGTCCACCCTTACGAGAGACGATAACAACACACGTTGTCTCAACGTCTCTTGCTCGCAGGTTGAATGCCTCACCAAGTCTAGCACCACTATAAAACAAGAACCTCAGTATCGGTTGCAGACATACACGTGCAGACACAATCATTCTGTCTCGCTCTCGCTCTGTCAGCCATCGTACTCGTGCATCATCAGACGTTGGTTGCTTCAGTTTATACGTTGGCACACTTCTACCCATGTCGTTGTTGTAGTTAATCATCGACTTGATAGACGTCATCTCTCTCGATACACTGTTGTCTTTGTTTCCACGTCCCTTGAAATAATCCATGACTTCGGCTTGTCCCAACGAACAAAGAAACCTATGACCAAACTCATTCTCAAACAGACGTAGGTTCACAATATCAGTACTACCAGGCATCTTACTTCGGCTGCCCAGGTAAAGTTTTATTGCGTCTGCCACTGTCGTCTTCGCACCCAAGTCTGCTTTCTTACCTGCGTCACGGAATATTTCTCGCATTCTCTCCTTGGCTAACGTCTTTTGTCCGACAGTAAATCCAGTTGACCTACGAATACGATGGGTGTTACCCATCGTATCCTTGACAAACCCATGAGCATATAGATGTCCGTTCCTCTCAACTAGCTTCATTATTTACCTCCCATTAGTTTGTATTCCTTGGTAACTGTACCAAGTTTCTTGTCACCTCTACCATGTTCCTTAACTCTTGTGGTAAAGCCTTCTCTCTTAACAGAACCATCGTCATTGTACAACGTGGGATACACTCTCGTATGTGCATCAACTTCGTGATACTTCTTTGGTGTACCAACACCACCTTGACCATTGCTATCAGTTCTGTACAGATTGACACCTTCATCTTTCGGAAGGTTGACCTTTAGAACTACATGCTCGTCTGATGGTACAGTTTCTCCACGTATCAAAGTTCTCTTGCCTTTCGTCTGTCTCACCTCTTGAGTAACGTGTCTAGGATAGTTCCATATATTCAACAACGAGATAAGAAATCGTATATCTCCCATACAACCAAGCAATGAACTGTAATCTCCCCTGCTCTTCTGTATTTCGTTTCTCATTGGGTCTATCTCGTGTCCAATGCCAGGCTTCCACATGACGTGTCTTCTCAACAAGTCCCAATCTTTCTTGTCTTTTCTCTTCTTGCTATTGTGATAAGACCATATGTTACCCCACAATGCTCTATCAACATTCAAGGCAGACGGCTTGCATTGCTCCAACGTAAGGTCGTGAGGATACAATATCTCTTGCATTCTCTTCATTAGGTTCTCCTCGCTCTCATACTTCTTGCCATACCTTTCAAGTTCGAATGGTGTCTGTCTGTACTCCTTGATAACCTCATCATCGAAAGGCTTTCCAAAGTTCACAACCATTCTCATGTCATGTATGTAAACCTTATTGTTTACGTGCTTGACCATGTGTGGCTCTATGCCTTTGTCATATTCAGCATTGGCAAAGTACATAAAGCTATCGAATGTATAAACCTTGTCACCCAAATACATTCCGTCTACGTCTTCGGTCTTGCGTATCCAATAACCAACAGATGGATTAACAATAGAAGATGGCACGTCTCCATTGCATATACCCCACTTATTGTGAAAGATTTTCTGTTGCCACCACTGTTTCGTTGGCTCGTTCCACTCAATGAAAAGGTTCTCTGATGGTGGCTCTGAGTTCCACAAGGCAAGCACGGCTTCATCAGCAGTAAAGTCTGCACCTCTCTGCACAATCTCTTGCATCAGACTCGCATGAACGATTGCTTTCTTGGCTTTCGTAAAGTCCATTTGGCATCGCCTTATGGCTTTCCTACTTTCCTCGTTCTGTTTGTATATCTGCAAGCCTTTGGTCGGTCTTTTTAAAGCATACGATACTTGCTCATGCAAGATTAGCTTGTTCATCTTGGCAACAATCTGTTTCACAACTCTCTCTTCAGCACTTATCTTGGCTTCTGCAAAACCTCTCGCTTTGTTGTAGGTTATTCTGCCGTCTTCAATCTCGTCCATCATTATGTCTCTGAAAGATGGTGGCTCATGTGTCACTGGTGGCTCAATGTCAGACGACTTGAACTTAACACCAGTGGCTTTCTCTTGTATCACCTCTTTCAAGAATGGCATAATGTCCGAGAACTTTGGCATATCAAACAAGCCTACCCTTGCGATAGGCTTTTGAGTTCTTCCTGTCATGTGAAGACCTTTCTTTGACCTCGGTGTGACAGACCATTTCTTGTTAGACCTATTCTTCTTACTTTGTTTCATTACTTCCTCCTATTACTGCGTAGAAATCTTTCTCGGTGTCAGGCGAGACTTCTTCCGTACTCGCCAGACTTGTTACCATCACAACAGAGTCGTTGTAAGACCTAGACTTTTTCATCTGTTCTTTCGCCAACCTCTCTGCGTCCTCGTATCTTGGTGTGTATACCAAAATCTTTTCGTAAGATGTTATTTCCATCTTCACTATCCAACCTTTACTCATGTCTGTTCTCCTTTTCTCTTTTGTTTTTAAGTCCGTGATACATAGTCCAAAGTCTTCGGTCTGTAGGGTGTACGTCTCCAGTAATCCTCCACCATTCTTCAGAGTTGCTCCAACCTTTGTAGTACTTACCCTCAATGTCATCGATGCGACCTTGAATTTCTTCGAGTGTTAGTTTCTTACTCATCGCTTAACTCCCTTGATGCTGCTGCCTCTACGTCTGCAAACGTGTCGAACTCTTCACTAATTGGTCTAAAAAACACGTCTACTTTGTAGCCAGTTTTGCTGTTTTCAATTTGCTCTTTGTACTCATGTGTATAACCAACCACATAAGACTTTCTTTCTGAATGGTTGGACTTGAACCCAAGCACACATAGTTTCTTCTCACTACATGGCTTGTTTACATACAACCAATCGCCAATGATACGGAACATACCTTTCTTCGTATAGTCAATATCCTTGATTTCTTTTACCCAATAGGGTGGCTTTGAGCCACCCCTTGACGGATACTTGGCAATGCTACCCTTGATAGGTGTGCCTTTCGAAACTGCTTCGTACTTCTTCAGTTCATCGCCAGTAACAACACCATCTTCCTTTGCTTTGCGTGATACAACGAGAAGAAAATCTTTCTTCTCGTCTACGTCTAGCACATTGTAGAGTTTCAATAGCTTATCAATCACACTCATTACGCATCTCCCCTTGGCAACTCACCTTTCTCACACATATAGAAGTGAGAGAACTTGCCATCTTCACTCATGTGAGAACATGAAAGTATCATCGACCTTAACATCTCCTTGTTCTTGTCTTTGACACCACTCGCAGAATTGTATATCAAGTCCATGCCTTCAAGCACGTCTCCAACATATCGATACAAAACATCGACCATCTCTGTCATCAATGCCTCGTCTGCGAATGCCATAGGTGGACAAATGTGAGGTTGGAAAGCATAGTTACCTGCAATCTCACGTAAATGCTCGTCTATCTTTGGCTTTGAAAAGACAGATGGGGTCTTGACATAAGGAAAGTTTTTGCGATATTCTTCACGTGAGGTTGAAGTTTGAGTACTTGTTCTTTTCCTTGTACTCTTCCTCGATTGTGTGTACTGAAACAGAGAGGGTGTAGGTGTAGAATTAGTTTTCTCATTTGTTCCTCCCAAAGCAGAAGCCTGCTCCCTCTCGATTACACCTAAGTCTTCTAGCTTTTTCTTCGCTATCTTACTCGTTGCTTTAGATTTTTCTTGCTTTAAAGTCATTGTCGACCTCCTTACATATTGTTGAAATTTTATCGTAATTATCTGATTTGATTTTTGCGTAGTTCACTCGCTTTGCAACCTCAAACCAAAACCTAAATTGCATTCCTCTTGTGGGATACAAAGGCAACCAATGATTATGTATGGTAAATGCTTTCTTAACTCCCATTATGCAATCCTCTTGTGGATACCAACCTTTGTACCCAACAGTATCTGAGACAACTCACCCATTGCACTCTTGGCAAGTTCTCCCACATTCTCTACTACAACGTGATTGCTGTAGTAATCTTTCACGGCACTGTCTCTGATGCCAATACCAACAACGTCCGTGTCTTTGTCTGCTTCAATCTTCTTCACAGTGTCTACGAGATGTCTTCTCAATGACACATCGTAGTGTGTGCTACACGCAGGCTGACCATCAGACAATACGATTAACACTTTGCGTTGCTCGTTCCTCTCTTTAAGTCTGTCGTATGCATACTGCACACTCTCGCCATCGACATTGTTGCCACCACTACACTGCGATATACATGAGATAGCACCCTTGGCTTCAAACAATCTCTCCTTGAAATGCTTGAATATCCACATATCAATGCTCTCCCAACGTGTATGTCTAAGTCTGTCTTCATAGCTTGTACTCCTTGGTGGAACGCCAGGCACACTGCCACTACCAGTGTTGAACCCAAGTATCTCGTATGCGATACCAGTTCTATCAACACATTCAGCAATCGCCATCGCACATTGTTGAGCAACAAATACTTTCTCGCCACTCATAGAACCACTCAAGTCAACAAGCATGGTCAACGCAGTATCCATCTCACGTCTATCAGACTTCATCTTGAATACATTTGGCTTGCCATTGAAAGCAGACGGAAACCTGCGACTATCCAATCGTCCGTCTTCCTTGCCAAAGTCCCAATCTCTCTGCGACTTAGCGAACAATGCTCTCTCGATGGAACGTCTCATCATATTCACATCGCCTTGCATCATGGTTAAGTGCCTATCATATTGAGATGCCTTGCCCTCTTTCAATCTCAAGTGACCATACGCATTTCTGTACTTGTTAGGAGCATCAGTTCTGTGATGCCATTTGTCGTGAGCAGTACTCTGTGCTGAGTATGCATTGCCACTACGCAAGTCTTTGTGGTCTGCTGAGTTCTGCCTACCAACTTCCTTG